TCTGGAACACGATCAAGTCCAGAGCAGCGGCCATGGATGTGGAGTCTGCCCATGATGCGCGGCGTGAGCGCGAGGCTGCTGAAAAGCGCAAGAAAGAAATAGACGAGGTCATTGAATTGGCCTTGCTGGCGCTTGTCTTTTTCAGCTTGGTCGGCGTTATTCTTTATTTCAGCTTTGGCATCATGGAGCAGCGCGGGTGAGTTATGGCAGATGAGCGCCTTGCCCTGGTTGACAAAATTCTGGCCTATGTCAGCAGCCCCTTCCGTCTGTTTGCCATGGTGCTCATGGCCGTGCTCACCTTTGCTGGGTACTTTGTCTACGCAAACCAAGACCTGTTGATCGGTGCCTACAAAGAGTCCAAGAAGATCCCGAGCATTGCAGAGGACAGGGTGGAGGACGCAGCCGCGCACCTGTTTAAGCAGTCTGGTGCGCTGGTGGTGGCAGTGTTCAAGGTCAACAGCATGTTCGGCACTCGGGTTCTGTACCGTGCCTACGGCAAGAACGGCAGGGACAAAACAAATGATGGGCTGGATGTCGGCCTGTTCACCCAGAACGCAGCCAACAACGCCGATGTGGTCAAGCTGATGGCCAGCGAGATCCCATGCGGTGAGTACAAGTCAGCTCAATCAGAGATGGGCTTGTGGTACATAGCAAGAGGTGTCGCGTACACATGCCGCATCAGCGTGCCACCGGAGCCGGGGCGCTTTGTCGGACAGATCACAGTCGGCTGGGCTACGCAGCCAGAAGACCTTGATCAAGCAAAGGCAATGCTGCAAATTGCCGCAACCATGTTATCCAGGAGTAAGCAATGATTGGATTAGATGCACTGTTAAGCGTGGGCGGCAAGCTCATTGATAAACTGATCCCCGACCCAGAGGCCAAGGCCAAGGCCCAGCTTGACCTGGCCAAGATGGCGCAGGACGGTGAGCTGGCCAAGCTGGCCAACGACACCGAGCTGTACAAGGCAGAGCAAAACAACCTGAGTGCCCGGCATACTGCCGACATGGCCTCGGACTCTTGGCTGTCCAAAAACATCAGGCCCATGACACTGGTCGCCATCTTCATTGGCTACTTTGTATTTGCCATGATGTCTGCCTTCAAGCTGGATGCCAACGAGGTCTATGTCACCCTGCTTGGCCAGTGGGGTATGCTGGTGATGAGCTTTTACTTTGGTGGCCGCACGCTGGAAAAAATCATGGACATGAAGGCTAAAAAATGAACCTCACAGAACACTTCACGCTGGAAGAGCTGACAGCCACCAGCCACCGCCAGTTTGACAATACGCCCAATGATGCAGAGATGGCCAACCTGGTCAAGCTGGCAGAATTTTTGGAGCAAGTAAAGGCTGCGCTTGATGGCAAGCCCGTGATGATCAACAGTGCCTTCCGGTCAAAGCAAGTCAACGACAGCGTGGGCAGCAAGGACACCAGCCAGCACCGCACCGGCTGCGCTGCTGACTTCAAGGTGCCGGGCATGACACCGGACGCTGTGGTCAGAGCGATCATTGCGGCTGGCCTGTCCTACGACCAGATCATCCGTGAGTTTGATGCCTGGACGCACATCAGCATCAGCGACAAGCCCCGCCGCCAAGCACTGATCATTGACAGGCAGGGCACCCGGCCCTTTGCATAAGCTGGGCGCTGCTGGCACCATGACCAGCAGCACCCGAGCCTAGTTACTGAGCTGCACCCAGCGCACCCAGCCGCTTGCTGTAGGCAGCGGTATGCCTGATGCGAGCGATCATCTCAACCTTGCCGATGGTGGGCTCATTGAGCTCACGCAGCTCACGCAGCTTGGTCATACGCTCCCGTGCCGGGGTCTTGGTGGCCATGGCAGTCTTCTCGGCAATGGCCTCATAGGCATCCTGCCACTCCTCCAGGGTGTTGTGAACTGAGTGCGGCTTGTCCTTGCCCGGCAGCAGCACAGCAAACAGCTCGCCTGTTGGTGCCTGCTCGGCCACCTCGGGAATGTGCACCACCTCCATGTCAGCAGCCACCGCCTGGGCGACCAGCTCATTGACCGTGTCGGCCTCCTGATCGTAGGCAAATGCCGCCTCGATCACCGCCGGGTTGCTGGTCTGCTCAATTGCCGGGGGCGGCGCGATCATGTCCAGCGGGTTAGCCGGTTTAGCCACCTGTCGGGGTTTGGTTTCTTCCTGATAGTCCTGCGCCTCCTCGGCTGTGATCATGCCCTTGAGCACATCAGGGAAGGCATCCCTGAGCGCAAAGCCGCGAGCTCGCATCTGCATCATGCGCTTGGGGTAAGCTGTCCATGGCCCCTGCTTGGCCCACAGGCCAGCACGCTTGGCATCCTCCACCGAGAACCTGGCGGTCACCGGCTTGCGGCCCTTGCGCTTGGCCACGCAGACTGCCACCGGGTTGGTCGTGCCTTCATGCTCAAAGAACTCTTCAATATCCTCGCAGACGGGGCTGGCCTGCACCAGCGCCATGAGTGCATCACCATAGACCGAGGGCTTTCCATTGATGACGGCGATATTCTGGAGCGCTTGCATGGGTGCCAGCCCCATCTCCATGCCCCACTGGACACAGACCAGGATGTCTTGGGGCTTGCCCTGGTAGGCACGGGGCACCATGCTGGAGTTGGCCAGCATGTCTGAGAAGGTCATGGCCTCGGTGAGGGTAGTGGGGGCAAAGCCCCTGTTAGTGGTTGTCAGTTGCATTTGTTTCTTTCAAGTAGGTTTTCATGGTGGTAAAAATTAGGTTTGTCATGGCATCGACAAAGGCCTCGGCCTCATCTTCAGTGCAGTCGGTTGCATCAAGCATGGCCACAACAGCCCTCTCATAGGCATGCCAGATGGCTGGCCTGTCGGGTAGGTTCATGTCAACCACTCCTTGATTGACAGGGTGGATTGGCGCACGCTGTACGCCTTCTTGGCTGGCACCAGCCGCTCGGGTGCATCCTTGTAATTGCGCATTGGCCAGTTGATGATGTACTGGCCAGCCCGGCCACGCTCGGCTTGGCCAAGCTCCTGCTTGATCAGTTTCTCAGCCTCATCAATGCTGGCCTCGGCTGCGCGGATCGCGGCCTTGTTCTCAATGATGCCCTTGGCCAGGTCGCCTACGCTGGGAGGCAGTTGGATCTCTTCCCTGTCAGCCGCCATGGGATAGATCCGGTCGAGCTCTTTGCTGCTCTCTGGCGGGTACCAATCAATGGCTCCAGTTTTTTGGTAGGTTTTTAGCTTGTGCTCAAAGGCCAGCACAGCCTTGACGATCTCTTTCTGGGTGTCGTAGTGCGGTGCGAACAGGAACACGCGCAGCTCAATGCCCTGATACAGCACGGCGACAGCGCCCCACTTGTGGCCGGTCACCAGCATCTGGCCCTGTAACTGAATCGGGCCACGCGCCAGGTGCGGCACCTCCTCGGGCATGGTCTTGGTCAACTTGGCCTCCAGCACGCCGGGCCCGTCAAGCACGATAGAGTCTTGGCCAACCACAAAGATGCCCTTGTCGGGGTCGGGAAAGATCTCCTGCCCGGTGCCGTGGCCAACGCCATCCAGGCTGCACGACAGCGGAATGCTGCTGTGCGTATAGGCTTGGCCAATCTGAGTGTCGTAGTCGGTGATGCCCAGCCGCATGACTGCCTGCTGCAAGATCACCGGCTCAAGCGTATTGCCCCAGCCCATGGCCTCATTGCCAATGTCTGGCCGCTCCTTGCCATCGATGGCGTTGATGCTGTATTGCAATTCGTCATTCGGGGTGCTGTACCGGCTGAACCCGAGCAAGCCGGGCAACCGGCTGGCGCTCATTTGTTTGTCATCTGTTAATTTGCCTGCCATTTTTTACTCCTGTAATTTGTAAACACGCACCACCCTGGCATGCGCTTGGGGATGGACGGCCTCTGTGTAGCCGACCGACTTGAACTGCTTGGTGCGGAAGACCGCTCCCAAGACAGATGGATGGACACCCGGTGGCACCTCAATGAAGGCCCGGATGTCATTGATGGATACCTCGCCACGCTGCTTGCAGACCAGCACGGCCAGAGCCCGGCAGCGCTCCAAAAACTGATGGTCTTGCTGCTCAAAGATGTCGAGCTGGCGCTCGCGCATGGCACGGCCAGCGGTGAGATCAGCTTTCACGCCACCTCCTCAGTGTTGTCAAAGTACGCTTTGAGCCGCTTGACTCGCTGCTTGTTGTATGTCACCAGCGCCTGGGCGTACTCGACACCACTCTGAGCTTGCAGCAACTCATGCTCTGCGTGCATCAACTCATGCGCCACGGCCTGTGCTGGCGTGACTGTCTTGAGCATCAACCGCAACTCTGTCCAAAGATACTTCAACATCATTTCACCAGCACATCAAAGGTGGCCAACAAAAAGATCACCCCTGTGCCGACTAAAAAGATAGCGCCGCAGAGGCTGATCAACAAGGATCGGGCTTGATCCATATTCTGCTGAGTAAAGTAGGTCTGTTTCATTTTGCTTTCTCCTTATGCATGATTGAGGTTGAGGCGTTTCAGAAGGTTGGAGGCCTGTGTTGGCCCCCAGGTCACATTGCCACGGGGCGTGGCTACACCGCGAGCCTCAAGGGCTGCGGCAATGTCTCTTAGGGTGCTGGCACCAGACCGGGCGATGATGTCGCGCACGATTGGACCAACCTTGTCAGCGTACTTGTCGGCTTTGACCTTGATCACTTGCACGCCAATGGCCGAGCCGATCTCAGGTGTCGGGCATCCCAGCGTGCGGCCCTTGGCCTTGACTTGGGCCAGCGCTGACTTGGTGCGCTCGGAGATCTTGCGTGCCTCCCACTCAGCGAACACGGCCATCATCTGCAAGAAGGTGCGATCAGCCTCGGGCATGTCAGCGCAAACAAAGGGCACGCCAGACTCAAGCAGGCCAGAGATGAAGTGAACATTGCGAGCAAGGCGATCCAGCTTGGCGATCACCAGCATGGCCTTGGCCTTCTTGGCGGTGGCCATGGCGGCGGCGAGCTGCTCGCGGTCATTCTTGCGGCCAGACTCGACCTCGGTGAACTCGGCGACCAGCTCGGCAGCGCCAATGTGCTTGGCCACGGCTGCACGCTGGGCATCGAGGCCAAGGCCAGATTGGCCCTGGCGGTCAGTGGAGACCCGGTAGTAGGCTACGAATTTGGTGGTCATGATCAGGCACCTTTCTGGCAACCGGAGCAGTCGCATGGAACTACATTGCCAGCCTTAATGTCCTGACGCAGCTCGCGCATGGTGTCATAGCCACGGACATGAGACCGGTCATTGGGGGAGCTTTCCTCGTCAAACCGATAACCGGCTGGCAAATTGAGGATGTAAACACCTGGCTCATCAGAGTCGATGTCACGGGCTGCATTGAGTTTGTATTTCATGTTGAACTCCTTTTGGCGTTATCTGCCTGTTGAACATGACCACAGTGTATATCGCTTTGGTGGGCTGTGCAAGTCTTTTTATTAGGACTTACCCTTAGACCGCAAGAAAGTTGCAGATTCGCTGCCTGCAAGCATATCTGGGTGATATACACTGAGCGCATGGAAACACCTACACCCAAACTCAAACCCTTCCTGATGCGCTTGCACCCGCAGACGCGCCAACTGCTGGACACTGCCGCTGCCGACCAGCACCGCAGCGTTTCGTCCATCATTGACCAGTGCGTCAGAGACCAGCTCCAGCCCCGCTACGGCGAGCTCACGCCCCGGCTCCAGCGGTTTCTCTCTGGCGTGAGGCAACCATGACCCATGCAGACGCAGTGCGCATCCTGGACATGTCCAAGGATGGCGTGGAGTACCCGACTGCTGTGGTGGTCGAGGCTCTGGCCATGACCGGTGATGCCGACCATGCAAGCCAGATCCCCTGCCCCGAGATGGAAGAGTTTGTTGCAGCTCTTAGACAATCTGGTGCGCTATGAGCGAGACCATCCTCGCCCTTGACCTGGGCACCACCACCGGCTGGGCATGCAGGCAGATGACCGGCCCTGTCGTGCATGGGTGGTCGAGCTTTAAGCCTGGCCGGTATGAGGGTGGCGGCATGCGCTACTTGAGGTTCAAGCAGTGGCTGACCGAGCTCAAGGGCACGCTGGGCGGTGAGATTCACGCTGTGTACTTTGAGGAAGTCAGGCGGCATGCCAGCACCGACTCAGCGCATGTCTATGGCGGCTTGCTGGCCACCCTGACCGCCTGGTGCGAGCACCACAAGATCCCTTACCAAGGCGTGCCGGTGGGCACGATCAAAAAGCACGCAACCGGCAAGGGTAACGCTGGCAAGGATGAGATGGTCAAGGCTATGCAGGCCAAGGGCCACCCGGTAACAGACGATAACGAGGCAGACGCTTTGGCGATCCTGCATTGGAGCTTGGAGCAACACGCATGACAACCATTCTCACCTTCTTTGCGCTGGTCGGCTTGGGCTCGGGCCTGACACTGCTGGCCATCTACTGCCTGATCAAGCTGTGCGAGGTCAAGTGATGCACATCAGCTATGTAAAGCTCTACCGTGATGATGACGGGGTGGTCAGGGACAGCCAATCGGCCAATGGGGAGTTTCGCAACTTGCACCACCAGATCGAACTGCTCAAGAACGCGCTGGAGATCGAGATGCAGTCGGTCGCCGACCTCCGCGAGCTGCTCGACCAGGTCAGGCGCATGGCGCTGGAGCTCAATGAGCAACTGACCAAGGGCAATGACTGACATGATCTGCCCCGTATGCAAGGCCTGGGTCGAGGTCAAGGAGACCCGTCAGCGCCCAGACAACATTACCTACAGGCGCTATGAGTGCGCCAACACGCACAGGTTTGTGACCACCGAGGCGGTGACCCGAGTCATCAAGGCCAAGGCACCCAAGCCCCAATGAAACTCTTAAAGAGGCAGTTCAAGGTATGGTATCCAAAGCACAAAGGGCCAATCGAGCCCGACATGACCATCATGCTGATGGCCTGCGCACGGGAGCTGCTGACCACATGGGAGGCGCTCAAGGACAAGGAGCTGATCACCCGGCACCTGGCC